CATTTACTCCGCAATTACTCCGCTTTTCAACAACTAACACAGCATTTCTATATTGTTCAGCAAATGCTAGAAGGGCCATATTCCTCATTTCAAAATATCTTGTATTCTCGATATGTAATAACCTAGCAATCTCACTATGTTGCAACTTAGGCTGCCTAACATATCTATTAATCAAAATACAACGATAATCCGTATCAAATATATTACTGATAGATTGCTCAATAGCTTCCAACTCAGAGGTCGCATCTGCTCTTCGAATCCCTAATTTTTCAACCTGCTTGCTTGGACCTCCTCCGCCTCTTGGCTCAATCGTGAAGCTTTGCGTTATTTTTTGTTCAAGAGATTCGCAAGCAATAATTTTCCAACGATGGTACTCCTCAAGCTTCGACTCTGCCCGTCTAATTGTCTCTTGCTCATTGATTTCGGGTAAAAGCGGTATTCCTTCTGGACTATATTCCATGATACCTCCTTAAGCTACTTTTGGATTGGAACCAATCGGACAGACTCTTTCCATTTGATAAGCCTTCCGTCATTATCATTATTATGATACGGTGGAAGTCTTGCACCTTCAACTTCTCGATAGACAACTTTTTCTATTACTTTTACAAGTGGCATCTTCTCCTCCCTTTTATTAACCCATCCGATTAGCCAGGCCGGGGGGACATCATATATTCTAGCAATCACTTCAATCTGCTTGATTGATGGAGTTCCTCCTTTTTCATAAAGACGGATAGAACTTTTAGATATCCCCGTCTCATTTGAGACGTCACTTACAGATAAGCCAAGATCTTCTCTCAACTCTTTTAATCTTAATTCCATTTCTGACCTTTCTTTTTAATAAAACTTCCTTCTTTGAGATTTCATGCCCTCGAATGAAATCCCGTGATCCTTATCAACGCCTTTGCAAATACGATCCATAATTGCTTGTCCATAGACTTCACCAATCTGCGCACTACTCTTGAGATTGCTTGTAATAATCGTACAATTACGGTTATCAAGGATTGAAAACAGGATTTCCTTGCTCCAATCTGTGACCTTCTCTGTGCCTAAATCGTCTAGTACAAGATAGGGCACTTTTGACAAGCGAGAGACCCATTTTTGCTGAGTCTGATCAGATGATCCGAAGTCGCTTCTGATTCTGGCAAGCAATTCAGGTATTTTGATAAACATAGCATGTTTCTTCGTCTTATCTGAAACCTGCTTAATAATGCCATAGGCTAGATGACTCTTGCCAACTCCAGCAGGACCAAGAAACAGAACATTATTTGTATCTCCAGAAACATAGCCATCTGCTATCCTAATAGCAGCATTAAGCTTGTCCTTCTGGCTTTGGTCAGTGACCTGGTAATTGCCAAGCGTTGCCTGCTTCAGCTCTGAATTTACGATTGAAGAATTGAATAAGACATCAATTCTTCTAGCTTCCAGACGTTTATCTTCCTGCTCCCAAAACTCATCTTGAAGTTTTTTCTCATCTTTTTCAATCAGTTCTTTAGCACAGGCAAAACAAACTTTTTTGTCAACACCTCTAATAACAAACATCTGTTCCCCATGCTTTGAACAAACTTGATCACATGAAGTCAAATTTTGTTCAACGTAATTATATAAACTCATGTACTTCCTCCCGACCTACTACAATCCATCATAAAGGCTAACTTCCCAAGCACTGCACGAGGATCAGGATGATTTATCATCATATCTTTCTGCATTTCGCCTAACGGGTAAAATTGCTTTTCGAAAGCTTCGATTACTTCTTGTAAACTAACCATTCTATCACCTCAAATCCCAATATCATTATCTGGCAAAATCTGTGCTTGTTTCATAGGCCTTTCATTTAGATAGCCTTCAAATTTCGTTCCAAACAGGGTTTCCGGTCTAAGATACTTGTTCATGTTTGTATCATGTAGCCATTGACTGACTTTTAAATCAATCACTTGCTTGAAATCTTCCAGAGTATACCCCTCTTTTAATCGTGATTTTACAAAATTGACATTTTTTTCAACAAATTTAAAGGATTTCCCTGTTTTTTGATTGAGATAAGCTATTGGAATCCTAGAAGCATAATTTTTAGGTTTGCTTTTTTGCACTTCAACAAGAGCATTTTCATCTAGCCATCCTGGCAAAACAATATCTTCCGCCTGCCCTATATGTTTCTTTAATTCTTCTTCTTTATCTTCTTCTAATTCTTTATCTATATCTATATCTGTTGCGTTACCTTGCGTTACTGTAACGTTACATGTAACGTTACTTTCTAGCAATTTCTTTTGATTTTCACGGTGCCGAGCGACCCTTTTTCTAGTTTGCTCTTTGATTTTTTCAATTCCTTCGATGTTTTGATGTTTTTCCCAATTTGGCAAAGAAATGATCCCATCAATAATTTCAATCATTCCATATTTTTCAAAAGTTGCCAGGGCGAATCTAACAGTATTGAGTGGTCTGCTGAATAGAGTTGACAACATTTCATCTGTATAATGCACACGATTATTCATCATAAGTAGACCATTTCCGCCTTCACGACCGGCTAAAGTTAATATTTTAAACCAAATAACTAAAATAGCATCTCGTTCTGGCAATGCATCAATTAAGCGAATTTTTTCATCATCAAAAATATCAGTCGTAATCTTAATCCATTTAATTTCTGACATCCTTATATTCCCTTTCTAATGCGCATGTGCGCATGCCATTTTCTTGCTTGTTTTCGCTTAGATGCCGTCTGTTCCATATCTTCCCAAGTTTTACGAGCTAATGCTTCTACTAGATTCATTTTTTGCATTTCCAGATTATCAATCTTTGCTTCATATTCTTCCATATCATGATAACAACGTTTGACTTCATCTTTGAGAAATTCATATTCCTCAATCACTGATTTCATATTATTAATGAAATCGTTGTTTTTTAGATTGTCCATGTTTTCTCCTTAAAACGGAAGTTGGTCCCGCTCTTCATAATTTCTAATCATCATACATAGCCACGTTCCGTCGATTTTTTCAAATTGATCAAGAGTAAGATAATAAATCTGTTGCTCAAACCAATAAGCAAAATCTTCAAAATTATCGATCATAACAGAATTGTCATATATATTAGCATAGTAATTGTCTCCGTAAAAATTCCCGGAAATCAAATAAACATAATAGTAGTCTCTATGCTGACTTTCTTTCCTGTAGATTTTTAATCTCATTTTTCAACCTCAAAATGGTAAATCATCATCACTAACATCAGGGATATTTGGTGCTTGGTCATATAGGCTGTTTGCGTTAGCAGCATTGTCTTTCTTTTCTAAAGTATGGAATTTTTCGGCAACAACTTCAGTAACATAGACTCGCTGACCTTGTTGATTTTCGTAGTTTCTGGTCTGTATGCGTCCGACTACAGCAATCAAAGCCCCTTTTTTAGTCCAATTAGCCAAATTTTCAGCATTAGTTCCCCAAATCACGCAATTGATAAAATCCGCTTCTCTCTCCCCATCGCTGTTTTTGAAATTACGATTGACAGCCAGGTTAAATATAGCAACTGATTGACCATTAGGAGTCTGCTTTAATTCCGCATCCCTTGTCATCCGTCCTATGAGTGTTACATTATTGATCATTTCCCTCTCCCTTTCAAATAATCCGGTATCTCGTCACCGATCCCTAGTTGATTATATTGCTTTTCTGTTACTAAAAATTTACCATAGGCCCCTGCCGTGACCGTGTATCGCCCGTCTATTATCTCTTTGTTCGTGATGTAGCCGTGCATTTCAGCGCCCGCATTATCAACCTGATAAATGATGATTGGCTGTTTTGGCTTGCTAAGAACCGCCCCTGCGTAGAACGAGACTACGCATGAGGCGATGAAAAATATTAGTTTAATTTCAGTCATCGTCGACCTCCAAAAGCTCTGGATTTTCAAAGACATTGCCGATAATTTTTCTATTACTTGCGACACTACCCAATCGCTCAAAATTATTGTATCTAATTAATGTATTCGTCCACATTCCCAAATCTTCTCTATATTCGACAAATCCATTTAACAGACCATCTTTTGTACCGATAATGTCTTTTTCGTATATCTCCACTAAATTATCATCAAATAGGCCCGTGAACCGACCTACTGATTCGTTGTCAACTGGACACCAAGAACCGATAGTTATATACTGTTCGTTAGCTTCTATAACTTCGTTGATAATGAATGACCGTCCTCTGTCTTCTATCAGATAGCCATATTGCCATTTTCCTTTACTGTTTTCGTCTATGGACAACCCTCTATATGGATATATCATTTAATTACCTCCAGAAGTTCGTGGTTTTGATATACATTTCCGATGATTTCCTCATCTCCGGTCCACGCATATCCATTTAGCAAGCCTTTTAGATATATAGCAGGCATGCCTCCTACAAATGTACCACCGTATTCTTTTTCTAGATATACTTCATGAGGACAACCCCTTGTGCATTTAATGATGTCACCGACGAACACCTCTTGCCCGTTTCTATCAAACAATCCTGTCGATTGCATGAGTTCAACTTCGTCCGCATTGCGTAGAAATGTGATGCCGTCCCCTATGGATTCAAATTCACCACGGATGAAATTAATTTCATCCACTAAATACATTTCCTTATCGGTCTTGTCCCACACCCTAAATTTTGGAATCATCTTGCACCTCTTTCATTTCTCATAAATTTCGGCATTTCACCGTGATATTCTTCATAGTAAAAATATTTTCTGCAACACTCTACGTAGTCATAGGTTTTATTAACCTTTAATTTTTGTTTGAGTATTTTCTTAATTTTTTTCGGACATACAGCGAATGAAACTTTATCATCAACAACCATCCAAGCTATAAAATATCTATACGAATAATTATAGTGTTTTCGTTTTTGTCTAAGGTTCATTCTTCCACCTCCTCGATCTCAATCCCTTCACAAGAGAACACCCAACCGAACCCAGCATCTTCCAGCTCTTCGCGGGTGAATTTCGTATCATAAAGACTATTTTCTTCGGGATTTGAAAAAATAAATCTTCCCGACTTCTTGTTACGATTTAAAGCGCTTTGTCTTGTCAGTACATTCTTCACCTTCACAAGATACCGCTTCTCTTTCTCGACCTCGTAGCCATCAAGCCAAGCACGAGCGATCAAATCGAACGGTTTGTAATCCAAGAACCATCTTTCGACATCTTCACTATCAAAATCAAATTCAAAGAGATCTCCAACGTCTCGACAAGTCTTCTTACCTTCTTCAATCCAATTGGCCACAAATTGAGGAATCGTTACTTTCTGTGGTTCGTCTAGTTGTCGCAAATCTTCAAGGACTTCATCAACTGGGATAACCGCAAAACAAGCGTCCTCATACTTTTTTATCAGCTCTTTTTTATTCATTATCATCCCTCGCTTCTAGCATCGGTGGTTGAGGATATCTCATCCAAAATACTGTATCTTCATCGGTGTCCTCAAAACCAATTCCTTCCCCATAATCAACCCAAGTATCTGTTATTATCCGCTTTGTCGTTGGATTATAGACAAGGACTTCTTCGTCAATTTCTGGAGTTTTGCCATCCCAAACAAATTCAATGGCACCATTAAAATATTCCTTTTCATCTTCAGCGATATTTCTTGTTGTTAACTTATTCCATTCCATCACTCCACCTCCTCGACTTCAATTCCCTTGCAATCAAACACCCATCCAAAACCGGCATCTTCAAGTTCTTTTCGGGTGAATTTAGATTTTAATCTACTTTGTAAAAAGCCTAAGAACTCCTCATCTGGATTTTTTACAAGGTACTGATTTACAGCTTTTATCTTCACTGTGTAAAGCTTTTCTTTCTCGACCTCGTAGCCATCAAGCCATGCACGGGCGAAAACTTCTTGATGTTTCGATGACATTATCCATTTTCTAAAATCTTCGCTTTGAGCTGTCAAATGCATCGCATCAAGCAATGAATATTCCCCTCTTTTTCGTCTTCGTTCAATCCAATCCGCTACAAACTGCGGAACTACTGGCTTTTGTGGTTCATTTGAGAATCCTTCAATAATATTTATAGCCTCTTCAAGGCCTGCTATATATCCCTTTCTTTCTGGGCTTGATTTAGCTAGTAATACTTCGGTTCTAATTATGGTAACCAATTCCTTTTTATTCATTTCCTTCCTCCATGCTCATCAAAAAACTTTTCAAAATCAAGCCAATCATCCTTGATAAGATTACCTACTTTAGTGACTTCGCTTCCAAATCCTGATTCTGACACTTCTATTCTGACATATTTTCCAACCAAATCTTCCCATTTTTTGACGCCGACAACAGTCATGATTCTATCAATGAATTCAAAACCTTCTTGCGTAGCAACTCTTTTCTTCTTGCTCTTGTCATATCCGTCAAGTGCTCGTCCACCAAGTCCAACACCAAAACCATTACCTTTTAAATATAAATAACAAGTCAGAATTCCATGCTCTTCTCTTCCAAAAAAAGTTTCATCGATTTGAGCGTTAACTATTTTACTCATTTTCCATCTCCTCAATCAACCAATCCAGATTCTTTCTGGCTTTTTTCAAATCTTCTAAACCGTTCTTGCTTTGGAATCGCAGTAGATACTTAATTGCATTACCCCAATAAAATCCTTGCACGGCTATTAAATCACCTGCGAAATTACGGACGACATCAATCGCTTCAAGACCAAACTTGCCTTGATAGTGATTTGGATTGTTAACCTTGTCTTCTTCAATCATTTCATCCAGCACTTGTTCATAAGATTTTTCTTTCATATCATTCTCCTTATTTTCTACACCCGCTGAGATCTTCTTCATCCCAATTTCGCATTTTAAAAGTCCGCTTTTTTCGTTCTTCCTGGCTACGTAGGACCGCTTGACGCACAGCATATTCTTGTGCTGCCAAAACATACATTGCCTGCAGATCAAGCAACTCTTCTTCTTCACGCTTTTTCTCAGCCTTTCGCCATTCCAGATATTGGCAAAAGGCTCCCATCATGAAGAACATCATCAACGTAAGAATTCCACCTAAAACCTCACTCATTATTCAATCCAACCCTTTCTCTAATCAACTTATCATCTTGCTCAAGATATGAAATCCTGATAGCATTGTTTCTCATGCTGTCTCTGTTATCGGTTATTTGAGAGCGAAGATCTTTGATTTGATGATTTCTATCGTCTTCGATCTTCACCACAAAAATAACTGCAACAAGTAAGCAGAGGCTCAAACCGATAACTATCAATTTCAAATCTGCTAATGTCCTACTCAAATACACATTCTCATGTTTTAACAAATGTATCTCATCTCTAATACTCAAAACCTGTCCTCCTGAGATTTGATAGCCATTTTATGCAATTCTTCCTCTAATTCTTCTTTAGATAATTTCATCAATCTAAATTTTTCGATAGATTTCAAAGGGTGATTTGCATCTTCCCAATCTAATATCAATTCAAATTTTTTTATTAATCCCATAATTTTTTAATTTCCTATCTATTGTTGTAATGAACGGCAAAATCTGAGTACGTCTTCTAGATTGTAAAGATATTTCCCGCCTTTCCCAGATTGTTGGTACTGAAATTTACCTTGGTCTCTCCATTCTTCAAGCTTTGTCCTGCCCCATCCAGTAGCGCCTTGCAATTCCTTGATAGATACCCAAGTAATCTGTCTGCTCATCCTACGTTTTGCTTCTTCAAACGCTTTGATGTTGAGAGTGACAAGCTCTTCAAATAATTTATCTTTGAATTCTGGTCCAAATAATTCTAGAACCATGTGAGCCTCCTTATCCAACCAAACTCATCTGTCCGTTGCGAGCTTTGATTTCAAGCTTGGTATTCGCTGATGGTTCCCAGCTATTCCAGTAATCAAAGGCTTGTTCTTCGTCCTTTCGTTTCAATAGATCATAGCGAGGGATGCGGAAGTAGTCCTTGAAGTCTTTAGCAGCCTGAGAAAACACAGATTGTGCAAAATGTCGGTCACGGTATGCCTGACTGTCTTTCCCGCCAAGCAGAGCCACGACTTTCTTCTTGCGTAGCTTTTCCAAAGCCAGACAGACCGAAGGGTTGACTGGTTGCTCATTTTTTAAATAGTCAACATCTATAGCTAAAGTTTCTTGATTTTGTTTTAATTCTTTTTGAGTCTGCAAAACTTGAATTAAAATATCTTCCTGAGTTAGTTCATTTTGATTGACTTGCATAATTTCTGATGTCATAATAATTCTCCTTCTAAAATGTCGCTTTCTTTGCGAATGTCGTTCAGGTCGTTAAAGAAACGAAGACCACGACTGATAAAACTATCAAATTCATTTCTTATAATTCCATCTGCTTTCAAGACCTTCTCTTCATCAGCGTAGATCAGCCCACCCATACTTGCTAAGAAATCATTTCCCTTTTGTAGTAGGCTTGTGATATTCTTGTAAGCTGAAATCTGTTTCTGCACGCTATTAAGTTGCCCTTGCGATTCTTCAATCGCTCGTGTTAATTCATCATACTGAGCAGACTTTTGATCGACTTCTTCACGCTGGGCCAGTGTATCTTTCAGTTGCTTCTCGATAAATTCAGAACGCTCTTCCATTGCTTTTACCGATTTAGAAAGTTCCTTGTTCTTTTCTAACAACTGTTTATTTAGGTCCTGTGTAGCCTTGTAATCGTCTGGAATGACTTCCTTGATGGTCTCTTTCACTTCTACTTTGGAAGACTTGATTTTCTCATTTTCAGATTTTAAAAGCTCATTCGCTTTTTGGCTGAGTTTGAGTTTATTTTTTAGTTCTTGCAATTCTCTGACGGTCGGACTGTCCCCTTGCTCAATCCTGTTAATTTGAGCTTTTTGTTCGTCCTCTGGAAGAGTTGCGATCAGGTAGAGTGCCGATGATCCTAAATCTGACAACGTTGTCACATTTGGAAGTTGTTTAGCGACTGTCATCATTCTGTTTGCTTCTCGATAATGGATGCCAATCTTGTCAAGCCATTCTCCGAACTCACCATGTGCCAGATTGTGCTCTTTCACATGGTTCAAGCGTCTGCCGATTTCCCAAATAGATTGACCAGCTATTTGCTTATGATGACTAATTTCAAGCTCAATCTGAGTTAAATTATTTGATAATGTTACTTCGTTCACACGCTGATTCCTTTCTAAAATTCTTCGAATTTCTCCCACGACTCATTTATTTTCAACTTCTTGTTAATGCGAAGTTTCAAGCCATCGCTCCCTTTTCCATCTTTCAGCAACTGTGTGATCGCTGATGGACTAACACCTACAACAATGGCCAAATCCGTCTGTGACCATCCACGTTTTTCAATTTGCTCTTTTACAAGCTCGATCCATTTGCGATGTTGTTGGCTCATGCGACCTCCTCCTTTTATTTTTTATTAGTTAAAGAGTTGGTAAATTATTTTATAAAATACTTGACACGTTTTAGCGTATCTGCTAAAATGAAAGCATAATTAAAAACCTTGATAAAATCACATATCTATCAATTTATTCTGCTCGGCAAAGCTATTTAATTTTTAGATAAGTTTTTTATTAGTTTTTTAACCAACTCTTTAACTTACAAAAACTATTTTAGCGTAAACGCAAAATAAAGTCAACTGTTTTTTGCGTATTTTGTAAAATATTTTTTGTCATGTCTTAGAAAGGCTGATAAATCAATGTTTTCTACATTTGAAATCGTAAAGGATTTATGCGAAAAACAAGGGATTTCACTAAATACCTTGGAAGAAAAACTAGAATTAGGCAAAAATTCTTTGTATGGTTTAAAAAGAAATCAACCTTCTGCTGAAAGGTTGCAACAAATTGCTGACTACTTCCATGTGTCCACCGACTACCTATTGGGACGCACAGATAATCCAAATATTGCTAATAGAGGTGATGCTTCTGCACCTCTTGATCTTCGAGACATTGCTGCACAATCTATGCTGTTCGATGGTAAGCCACTTACTGAAGAAGATATAGATTTTATCACAGCTGTTTTGGAGGCACACTTAAAAAATAAATAGAGGTGCTAATTATGACTGTGCAAGAATTGTGCGCCGTTGAAGGCGTTAACTTGTGCTATTTTGATGGGGAAGAATGGCATAGCCAAGGATTTTACAATCCAGTTTTGAATGTCTTAGCCTTGGATATCCGCTTATCTGATGATGATCAGAAAAAAGTGGCTCTACATGAGCTTGGACATAGAGAGCATCTGCCGTGTAATTACCGAACAAATAGGGAGAAATGTGAGTTACAAGCGAATAGAAACATGATACATCATTTGCTTGAAGCAGAACTCAGGAAACTAGATGATGTATCGAATTTTAATTATGTTCGTTTTATGGAAACTTACAAATTAAAAACCATCGCTGATGAAGCAATGGTAAAAGAGGAGTTTTATAATTTAATTAATAATATTTAAGGGGAGATTATTATGAGTTTTAAAGGATTTCTAAAAGCAAAAACAGTTGGTGAATTTCTACAAGCTAGGAAAGACCCTGAATTGATGAAAGAGATCGAAAATCGATCTGTAAAAACTGTATTGGAAAATTCTGTCGAAGTCACTGAGCAAAACAACGCTTTGAAGAAACAAAAAATGTTAGAAAAAAATGCCATCAAATGTCCTCATTGCAAGAGCAAAAATGTAAGCTTCATGCAGCAAGGGAAAAAAGCTTTTTCTGTCGGGAAAGCCGTTGGGGGCGCTGCTTTAACAGGCGGAATCGGTACTCTTGCAGGATTTGCTGGAAAAAAAGGAAAGAAACAATGGCATTGCCAAGATTGTGGTAATGTATTTGAAACAAAATAAACTAGGAGAAAATAAAAAACCTACTTTTGAAAAAATTATTTAGCGTTTGGTTGGAAATCAAAAGTATTAGAATACTAGAAAAGGATTTAAAATGAGTAATTCAGACGAACTTATTAATGGGCTATCTTTCGAAGAAAAATTAACTAATCTGAATGTTATCCATCCGGAAAGTGGACTTCCAATGTCAACTGTTACAACTTTAGACGAGTTTCCTGGTTCTTTTTATTTGGGAGTAGATGTTGACTTATTCAATATTAAGGCAGATCATAAATACCAGATTAGAGTTTATATCAAATATGAGGGTTCTTTAACACAAGCAATTCTTATACATGCTTCGAATGTAGTAATACCATCTGAGAATTTCACTTATTTCAAGAATGGTTTAGGAATAGCAAATGGCCAATTTGTTTTTTCAATGACTCCAGAAAACCCAGGTAATTACCAGTTGATTTTTGAATTTCATGACTATGATAATGTACCAAAAATCCTAGATATACAAACTAGATATCTGTATATTATTAAGAGGTAATGAAAATGGAAAACACTAGTGAATTTCAGTCAAGAAAGGGAAAAATCGTTCCTATTAATGGCGACTCTGCTTCAAAAAATGATATAATTAAAGCAAAGGTGCTGGAGGAAAAAGGAATGTCGAATGATACTTATACAAAAAATGAGGTTGATTTAAAACTTGATAAAATTAACTCTGACGTCAAGCATGGGTTTGAAAAGGTTGATTTAAAACTTGATCAGCTCAAAAATGAGATACAATACAGTTTTGAAAACACGGGAATCCGAATTGAAAAAATGTTCTCGGATTTCAAAATAGAACAACAAAAAGAAAAAGAAGAGAATAAAAAATGGTTAATCGCACTAACTGTTGGTTCCCTTCTTTCGATTATCGGGATCGTGATTTCAATTATCGCTATCCTGTTACAAAAATAAAAAAAGCCCCACACTCTCCGACGGCAATCTTGAGTGTGAGGAAATGCAGTATAAGAAAAGCCATTAAAAAGGTCTTTTTCTTATCCCCATTTTACCAATAAATGAGGTAAAAATCAATGGAAATTAAGTCATACAAAAAGAAAAATGGAGAAACAGCCTACAGTTTTAAATTCTATTTAGGAAAGAAAAACGGAGTTAGCCAATATGCAGTCAGAAAAGGATTTTCAACAAAAGCACAAGCTAGAGCAGCACTTCTTCAATTGCAGGTTGATCTCGATAATGACGAAGAAAACAAAAAAGACATCACTGTCAGAGAAGTCTCTGAGATGTGGCTGAAAGAATATGCTGATACCGTACAGGATAGCACTTATATCAAAACCTACAGAAACTTCAAAAATCACATCTATCCTGTTTTTGGCGATCAGAAAATAGCTTCCATCACTCCTATCCAACTACAAGAACAGATCAATGAATGGTCCAGAAAATTAGTGTACGGGCGCAAATTGAAAGGATTGATGAATAATGTTTTTAAGTATGCCATCCGTTATGGTTATATTTCAAGTAATCCTGTTGACAGTGTAACAATTCTTGTAAAAAAAGAGAGTGATTCTGCTAGTGAATTTTATGATAAAGATGAATTGAAGAGTTTCATGGAATTAGTGGATGATACGGATGATCTAAAGAAGAAAGTTATGTTCCGTCTTCTTGCATTTACAGGGGCTAGAAAAGGAGAGATTTTAGCTCTTAAGTGGACTGATTGGATAGATAATACCTTGGACATAAACAAGGCCATTACAAGAGGATTTGACGGGGAATCTGTTGGGGCGACAAAAAATAAGAGTAGTGTCCGACTGGTAAGCCTTGATAAAAAGACAATTGATCTGCTTTCAGAATACAGGAAAATGAATCCTACTACTACTTTTATTTTTGAAAGCCCTGAAGGAAAGCCTATCCCAAGTTCACTTCCCAGAAAATGGCTTTTGCAAACCGTGAAAGGGACAGATGTCAAGCCTATTAAAATACATGGCTTCAGACATACTCATGCCAGCCTATGCTTTGAAGCGGGAATGACATTGAAACAGGTTCAGCATCGTCTTGGTCACTCTGACTTAAAGACAACAATGAACATATACACTCATATCACCAAGAAAGCCAAGGATGATATTGGTGAAAAATTTGCAAATTATATTGATTTTTAAAAAGAGAGGCAATAGTCTCTCTTTTCTTTTTTCGGTACCTCCTTTGGTACCTCCCTAAAGTAAGAAACTTTAGAAAAGAATAGAAAGTATAAAAATAAAAAACGCTGATTTATCAACGTTTTAGAAAGATTTAGAAAGGTTTAAAAAGTATAGATGGAGCCGGTGGGAGTCGAACCCACGTCCAAACATCTGCCAACACATTTGTCTACAACCATAGGCTATGTATTGTTTTAACTTGATTTTGACACATAACTCAAGCCCAAATCAAGCGAGTCTATCAATCTCTTGTAAAATCACTAGACAAGATTCTACCGTAGCTTGCTAATAATAAGACCTGTCATCAGACACAAGCAATCCGAATCGGGTCACGCCCGCTGGTTTTTAGGCAGCTAAAGCGTAAGAAGTATTATTTTTTGCAGTTATATTTAACTGGCGTTTTACATCCGCTAGATGAGTCGCAAAATATGCCTCATAATGCCTGTCGAATCCGTAACGACCCCAAGACAATAAAATTATTATATCATATTTCAGCAAAATTGCAATTTTTTCAGATCAGATATTTATGATTTACTTTAATAAAAAATCTCGAACCCAGTTAGATTCGAGATTAATTATTATTTGATTCCAAGTGCAATTCTTGCGTAACGGCTCATTTTTTCAACAGTCCAAGCAGGATACCAAACTAGCTTAACTTCAACCTTAGTTACTTCTGGAATTTCTTCAAGAGCATCGTGGATTTGATCTGTCAGTAGATCAGCCAAAGGACATCCCATAGTTGTTAGAGTCATGTCGATTTCTGTCTCACCATTTTCTTCGTTGAAACGAATTTCATAGATCAATCCCAAATTGACAATATCAATTCCCAACTCAGGGTCGATTACTTGTTCCAAACTTTCAAGAATGCGGTTTTTAATGCCATCAATTTCTTCTGCTGTATATTTTTGCTCTGCCATCCTATCATCTCCTATTTAGTTCATATCTGTAAAATCTATATTTCATCATTTTTTAATCTTCAATGAAATCACGGAGTGGCTTGCTACGGCTTGGGTGGCGTAGTTTACGTAGGGCTTTAGCTTCGATTTGGCGGATACGTTCACGGGTCACATTGAAAACTTTACCAACATCTTCCAAGGTCCGCATTTTACCATCATCCAAACCAAAACGCAGACGAAGAACATTTTCTTCACGATCTGTAAGGGTGTCTAAAACTTCATCCAGCTGCTCACGAAGAACAACACGAGTTGTATAATCAACTGGATTTTCAATTACTTCGTCTTCGATAAAGTCACCCAGATGGCTATCATCTTCCTCACCGATAGGTGTTTCCAGCGAAACTGGCTCCTGAGCAATCTTAAGAATCTCACGAACCTTATCTGGTGTCATATCCATACGCTCAGCAATCTGCTCAGGTGTTGGATCTTGACCTAATTCTTGCAAGAGATTACGTTGCTCACGAACTAGCTTGTTAATCGTTTCTACCATGTGAACTGGAATTCGGATTGTTCTAGCTTGGTCAGCGATCGCACGAGTAATGGCCTGACGGATCCACCAAGTTGCATATGTTGAAAACTTAAACCCTTTGGTGTAGTCAAACTTGTCAACAGCCTTCATCAAGCCCATATTTCCTTCTTGGATCAAGTCAAGAAACTGCATACCACGTCCAACATAACGCTTAGCAATAGAAACTACCAAGCGAAGGTTGGCTTCAGCCAAACGTTGCTTAGCCTCAGTATCCCCCTGCTCTACCAAGATTGCCAATTCTTGCTCTTCTTCGTTTGTCAAAAGTGGAACGACTCCAATTTCTTTCAAGTACATACGAACAGGATCGTTGACTTTAGCTGAATTGCTACCTAAAAGTTCTTCATCAGTTAGCTCTGCTTCTTCCTCTTCGTTGTGTAAAACACGTGCACTTGGATTCCCTTCTTTATCTGTAATAGAAATCCCTGCATCTTGAATACGTTGCAACAAATCTTCGATACCATCTGCATCTAAGGTAAAAGGAATAATCAATTTATCATTAATTTCATCATCAATTGCCGTACCAGTTTTTTTATGGTTTCGAATAAATTCTGCAACTTGTACGTCAAATGTTGTTACTTCTTTTTGTTTTGTAGCCATTCCTACTCCATTCTTCTTTTCTGAGCGATCAAGCGCTCCAGTTCTTCAATAGCCGTATCAACATCACCATTATGAGATGCTTCTCGGACTTTTTTCCCAATTATTTGATTTTCCTTACGGAGCAATTCTTTATCTCTGATAGACTCTACTTCTGCCAATTCATTATCCGCAATTTCGCTAGGTAAATCTTCTTCTAAAATACGATACCAGGCTTGCTGGACTCCATCTGATTGCTCGGACAAATCTTGTGATGTCACTTCACCATTTTCGCAAAGTATCTGGTATAGAATCTGTAATTCAGGTGTTGCAAACTGAAAATCTTCTCTCAAACGGTAATCATTCAAAACAATAGGATATTCAATCATTCGATTAAGAAGGTGATTCTCAGCTTTTACTAAACGAGACACTTGCTTAGAAAGCGGAAGATTTGTCTGAAAATGAGGCTGTTGATAAACCTGTTCTTGCTGACTCTTTCGATTACTCAAGCGACTATTGTTAACAGCCTGCTCAACTTGCTGGTAATCGAAGTCTGGTAGAAGCTCTGCCAGCATATAAATATAAGAATTCTGCGCCGTAATTGATGAGGTCTGAGCAATGATCGGAGCCATTTTCTCAACAAATTCAATCTGAGCTTGCAAATTCTCTGTATTTTCCGGTTTCAGATAGCGAATTAGAAACTCCACATCACTTATCCGAGTTTTGGATAACAAATGTTGCAGTTCTTCAGGAGAATTTTTTTGAATAAATTCATCTGGATCCATCTGATCTGGAATAGAGACAATCTCAACAGATAAATCTTTTAATTCATCCAAAGCTTTAACAGTTGCTGCCTGTCCAGCCTTATCACCATCGTAAGATAAAATAACCTTTTTACAATACTTGCTAAGATGCTGAACATGTTCATGTGTCAAGGCCGTCCCCATTGAAGCGACTGCATTTTCGATACCTGCCCGGTAAGCAGCAATGACATCCATGAAACCTTCCATCAGATAGACTTCATGACTTTTCTTTATGGTTGGTTTTGCCTTGTCCAAATGATAGAGTTCATAGCTCTTATTGAAAATAGCTGTGCTACGACTATTTTTATACTTAGCTTGATGACCATCAGTCGGAGGGGATTCCTCCCAAATCCTTCCGGAAAATGCCACTACCTGACCATTATCATTAGCCAAGGGAAACATGATACGATTTTGAAAAGCATCATAAACTAGATTACTCTCTGCTAGATTAAACAGTCCCGAGTTCATAATGGTTGCTTCATCAAATTTTTCAACCATACTCTGATAAAGATAGTTGCCTTCACTAGGGGCTAAACCAATCTGAAAATGCTTAATGATCTCATCAGTCAATCCACGTTTGTAAAGATAATCTCTGGATTTTTCTCCCATCTTGGTCGTCATCAAGATAGCATGATAAAATTTCGCAGCCTCAGTATGAATATCATAGAGAGCTTGATGCGGGTGTTGTCTTTTGGGTTGGGATAGATCATTTTTATCAACTGCAAGTTGAATACCCGATCGTTCAGCAATTATTTGGACGGCTTCCATAAATGAAACGCCACGATATTCTTCGATAAACTTAAAAACATCTCCCGACTTGCCGCAACCAAAACAGTGGTAAAACTGCTTATCTTCAACGACATTAAAGGAAGGTGTCTTTTCTCCATGAAATGGACATAGTCCAAGAAAGTTGCGTCCAGCCTTAGTCAGAGCAACAACTTCTCCTATGACTTCGACGATATTGACGCTGTTTTTAATATCAGAAATGATTTCTTTATCAATCACCCGACAATACCTCCAATTTACCATAGAATACTATGTTATATTTTATAATAAATTAACAAAAAAGTAAAATATCAGCTACAGATTTACAAATAAATATACTTTAAAAGATAGACATGAAAATTTAACAATCCTATAAAACCAACCACTTGCAAAAGGTTGTTATTTTCATTATAATAGAGACTGATTAAAAAAAAGGAGATATTTCTATGTTAAAAGAGTTAAAAAGCTTTTTACTTCGTGGCAACGTAGTTGACCTAGCTGTTGCTGTTATCATTGGTGCTGCTTTTGGTGCAATTGTTACTTCATTAGTAAATGACATTATCACACCACTTATTTTAAACCCAGCCTTGAGCGCTGCTGGTGTAGATAAAATTGCTGAATTATCTTGGAACGGTATTGCCTATGGTAACTTCCTAAGTGCGGTTATTAACTTCCTTGTTATCGGAACAGTTCTTTTCTTCATTGTTAAGGCTGCTGAAAAAGCTCAAAGCTTCGGTAAAAAACAAGAAGAAGTTGTCGAAGAAGAACCAGCTCCAACTGAACTTGAAGTACTTCAAGAAATCAAAGCTTTGCTTGAAAAAAAAATAATATAACAGAAAACCTGAAAGTATATGTTCAGGTTTTTTTTATTGCATTCCAACAATAACGCAATAGTTCTTTAACAAAAAAACAGCCTTAAGGCTGTTTTTTATTTCAATTAGAATTTCTTGCGCTTACGAGCTGCTTCTGATTTACGTTTACGTTTTACAGAAGGCTTTTCATAGAATTCACGTTTGCGTGTTTCTTGAAGAGTACCAGCTTTAGTAACAGCGCGTTTGAAACGGCGAAGAGCGTCATCAAGAGATTCGTTCTTACGTACTACTGTTTTTGACATGTTTTTCACTCCCTTCAAGTTCAGAATCTAGTTAATGATATCATATTAGGGAATTCATGTCAAGTTTTTATTGAATACTATGTGTCTGTTCTTTTGAGTTTTCAAAAAATTACTCTAAAATGCACTTTATAATGTTTTTTTCTTTTTAGCAGCTTTGGAAATAGTCATCGACAAAACCTTATCATAGACGAGAAACTGCTGCATGAGCTTACTATCACTTATCTCCGGCAATAAATCAATAACGTATTCCAACTTGATCAATTGCTTTTCTACTGATTCAATTGACGTCATTTCAACACTTTTACAGTTAGCTGAGAAAATAGTTTCAAAGAGTAATTCATAATCAAAATTAGCAGGAACTTTTATTTCCACATATCGCCTTGTCTGGCTAACAGAAGTAAAATTCATTTTTTCAAAAAGTAACCAGACAAAGGAAATCGAGAGTGTAAATACGACAGCTAAAGCAACAAATCCCATCCCTGTTGTAATTCCGATGGCTGTTGCCATAAAGACTGCCAAGAGCTCTTTTGAGCCTCCTGCTGCAGATCGAAAGCGAATCAAGCTGAAAGTTCCTGCTACGGCAACACTGGTACCTAAATTTCCATTCACTAGGAAAATGATAATTGAAATAATAGCAGGTAACAGTGACAAAGTAATAACAAACTCTTTTGTATAAATCGTTTGACGTTTATATACCTTGGCTAAAACAATCCCTAAAATCAAGCTTGTGATCATTGAAAAAATCAGAGCCAAGGGATTAATTTTCACTTCAGCCGAGGAATAAATACTATTAAATAACTGATTGATCATTGAGATCTCCTTAAGACTTGACTGTGTGACTTAATCTTTCTCTTGTCTGTAGGTATGCTTTTCCATACTTTGAGAAGGATTGATCGATAAGACCAAATTTATTGAGAATGTCAGCCATCCATTGAGGATATTGACCAGGGACCTTAATTTCCATAATGACTTTTCCGTCTTCTAGCAAAGGCCAGCCATAGCGTCCAGAAGTCAACTCAACATCATAATCTCTATATCGAATATTTGAATCAACGGTCACACGCACCTTCTTATCCTCTAATCCCTTCATAGAATAACGATCATAGCCAATCACCATTTTTGGTTTTAAATCTAGATAGCGTTCTTGTAATGCTTCTACTTCTGCCTTCACTCGATCATCAGAAATAGTAGAATCTGCTAATCCATTTTCAATGAAATTTCCAACGGAAACTGGATTTGAGACTAGCCGATACTTAAATCCAACTTCTTCAGACTTTTTCTTAATTTCTAAGAAAACCTGACAATCATCTGTAGGTTGCTCTGCATAAGTTCTCATCCGTAACTTTTCACGTCCTCCTTTACGAGCAATCGAATCTTGAATCATCTGAAAATCATCGTTATCAAAATAGATGTTTGTTATAGTGGATCTTGCATAGTCATCAGCAATAAGATAAGGCGCCATCTCAGCCTCTAAACGCTCTAATGTGCCCCGGTCTAAGATATACTTAGTCTCGATACGCTGAAAGTTTGTTTGAATCTTCTTTTGTTTCATGGGGATTCTCCTTTTTTGTTCTACAAATGTAGTTTAATGATTTAAAAGAAAGAGAGCAACTGCTCAAATCCTAAAAATTTTATTTCTACATTTGTCGTTTATAGTTATATTCTACATTTGTAGTTTTTGTTTGTCAAGAAATTTTTTCAAAAAATATAAAACTCTATCTATTTAGGTTCTTATCTAACCTAAATAGATAGAGTTGATTTTAATCATCATCGTCATCCTTATCATCATCGTCGTCTTTATCGTCATCATCTCGAGAAGATGAAGTCTGACTCTTACTTGGTGATGGAACTGTTGTGACACTTGGACTACTACTAGGGGTTGTCACAGCTGGCTGATTAGTATCTGTTGAAGTATGATTCGAACTTGGGACTTCTTTCTCAACTGTCACAGTCTTTTCGACTACAGTGTGTTGTTTAGATTTTAAAACTTTTCCATTA